GCACAGGAGCAGATTGAACAGAGCCACCACTCGCGCTGCTCTTTCCATACCGACCAAACCCTGCACTGCACCTGTGAGCGCGAGCGGGCCTGGGACAAACGACATTCACTATCACGCAACCACACCACAAGGACTTCATCATGATTGCCTTTCAGATTGCCGCCCTACTCGCCTGCTCTTCACTCTTCACAGTGGCCTACTTCACGGCCATCGAAGGGGGTTCCGAGTGAGCGTGAAAGACCAGATAATCAAGATCGTGGACGACGTGTACGAGGACATCCTCGCGACGGCATTCTGAGGGCACGCCACGGGGTGTCATACTTGACACTCTGGGTCAGACAGGTTAAGAGTCATTACGCAAACACCAAACGAGCAGGAGCAATCATGAGCGAGCAGCAAAACTATTACTGCACACACTGCCTCAAGGACTTCGGACAAGGGCACCACTGCTGCGACTGTGAGACCGTGGATGGCGACCATCCCGCCCAGTCACCAGCCAAGGGCATCGATGACATCAAGAACAACCTTCTTCTCTACTTGCTTGAGGCTGTAGAGGGAAACTTCCAGCACCTGACTGAAGCCGAGCGCGGCATCGTCGGCAACCAGGAAGCCTTCGATGTTCTCCTGCAATCCATCAACACCCAAGGAGGCAAGTGATGCCACAAACATTCCGACTCTCATTCGACATCTCAGCCGAGGCTGATGCCTCCGACCTTCTCGACCGGCTCATCGAGTTCCAGCAGCAACTGGTGGATGAGCTTGAGGAGGGTGAGGACTTCTTCGGCGAGACCGTCCCCAACCATGCAACCGCCGACACTTGCAGTGTCGAGCACATCACAATCAAAGGAAGTGCATAATGAATGTAAACTATTGGACCGTTCGAGATACACTCGGCCAGCCGAGTAAGCGACCCAACGAACAGGCAGCATGTGCGCTGGCGCTTGAGTTGTTTGAATCTTTGCTGCGTATCGCATCACAGATTGATGACGCCGAGACTTTCGCATCTGAAGCGCAGGGCGACCGTGGCCGGGCCATCGTGTACCAAAACCACATCGAAATGATGAAAGAGCAAATCGAGCGCGCTGACTTCATTCTGGCTGATGTGCTCGCGACCAAGGGAGGTGAATGATGAACATGCCAGAAAGACTGAAGTACTGGACCGCAGACCAAGTAGCAGAGTGCGTCCCTTTTGAATCCATCCTGGGCAAAGAGGCGGGCGATGCCCTGTACTGCAAGCTGTGGCAAATCCTGAGCGAAGCCAAGAATCCCACGCCACTGGGCGGTGACGGGTCGAACGGCACGGTCGAGACGCCGGGTGAGCGCCTGGACGAGGACAACGATGACAAGGCCCCGCACTGGTGGGGGAAACTGAACAACGCAGAGCAGCGTGCAGTCGCTGATGGATATGCTGCTGAGTTTGGAGGCAACTCATGAACGTAGACCCATCAACATTAGATATCGATGATATGAACATCGACCCAACTCAGACCAAAGCTCTGTGGGAAGCGCTGTTTGTGATTGCCCTCGCGGTTCAGGAGCTTGGCTTGGTCGAATCCATCAATGACCTACGCCACGTTGAGACTGACGTGGGTGCCTTTGACTTTGCCCATGCGGCAATCTTCAACGCGGTCATCGAGGAGGAGGAGTAATGAATATCTTTGTACTACACAAGCACCCTCGCATTGCAGCACGTATGCAGTGCGACAAGCATGTAAGCAAGATGACCCTGGAGACTGCTCAGATGCTCAGCACAGTACACCGAGTACTGGCTGGCACTGAGGAGGTCCGACTCACTGGGTCTGGCCGCAAAGTCAAGCACTGGCGTCTACCTGACGAGCGCGAGCATACACTGTACAAGGCTAACCACGTCAACCACCCCTGCTCAGTGTGGGCCAGGGAATCGCTGGGCAACTTCCTGTGGCTGTACACTCACGGGCTATCGTTGGCCAGAGAGTACACCCGCAGGTACAAGAAGGTACACAAGTCACAGGCTGTGATTGAAGCCTGCCTTGATGCCCTGGACGGTCTGCCTGCGCTCGATGGGAGCCGTACCCCGCACCCGCTCTGTATGCCTGACGAGTACAAGGGTGACGATGTCACCAAAGCATACCGAGCATTCTACATCGGAGAGAAGGCTGGGTTCGCCCAGTGGAAACTTGCTGCCCCTTACTGGTGGCCACAACAAACAGAAGGATACGACAATGTACAGACCGACTGAGCCAAATGACCTGAGCCGACTGATTGTAAAGTACGCGACCGAGGGCAAGCTCCAGTGCTTCCGCAAAGTCGAGGAGTCCGAGTACAAAATCTTGTGCTGGGAATACGAGATGAATGGAGGCAAAAGTCCTGACTGCGGTCAGTGGGTAAAGCCTGGAGACTTCATCTCTTCGCACATCGTCCGCATGGACGATTCATTGTACGGAGACAGGGCCCCATCTTCAGCCAAGGCTGCACTACGGATGATGGCCGAGAGTTGTGACATTGGCGATATTCCAGATTGCATCGAGTGTGAATCACTCACTCAGGTGGCGTGGCTTCACGCTGACCTTGACCGCTGGATTCAGAACCACTCCTTCCCGTGGGCAAGCCAAAAGGTATCCGCACTTGGGTATATCAGCGTGCAAGACCTGTTCGAGCGCGAGGACATGACATTCGTTGAAGATAGCAACATCTTCGATGATGACGGAACTTTCGAGAAGTGGTCCCAGCCATTGTGGGAGAACTGGAAATCTATCGCACTCTGCACCGCCCTAAAGAGAGGCAAGCAGCAAGGTCATGATGCTGACTGGAATGACATTGACCAGCGAATGAAGGGTCTTCAAAACACTTTCCGAATCAACCAGTGGCAGGCATCAGTCCTAACAGGCCTCTCGAACCATGAGCTTGCTCTTAGTCAAGTCGAGATGCTCCTCAGCCTCTTTGAAGACTACAAGGCCCGTATCCAACGACAAAGACGGTACGACTCGGAGGGGCCACTGCGGATACCCGAAGCAGTGGTGGGTCAACTGACCTATGTCCGCGACTTGCTAATCAACAACAATAAAGGAGGTGAGTGATGGCAAGGTCATGCGGAAGCTGCTCAGTATGCTGCACACACATGGAGGTGCCCTCCGTCGATAGTGCGTCAGGCGTACCGTGCAAACACCTCAGCGCCTGTAGCTCTAAGGCCTGCGGCATCTATGATACCCGTCCAGATGAGTGTGCGACGTTCGAGTGCATCTGGCTCACGGGTGCCCTCGGCAACTCGAAAATGCGACCAGATAAATCAGGCATCATGCTTACCTATTCGTCGAGCATATACGGCCCCGCGATTGTGGCCAACTTGATTCGTGAGGGCGCAGACAAAACCACGATGGGCAAGAAACTACTCAGCGTGGTTCGTGGTCGGCTTCGAGGCACATCTATCAATCTATTAAAACGACAAGCATATAAAGGAGGTGAGTGATGGATGACATCTGTAAATCATGCGGGAAACGGATTTACCCCACGCAAGAAATGATGACCTGCCGTGAAGGGCATCGGCATCATCCCGTCTGCCTGACCGGAAAGGCTGGCTACATGCTGACGGAAGATGAACGGGCAAAGTACGAACGACCGCATGACCCTGAAAGTGACAAGTGGGATGGGGGTGAGTGATGAAATGGCTCAAGTCAAAAGGAAAGATGTGGAATGGTCGTTGGATACCCAAGCGGGAGATGGCACAGAGGAGGCGAGCGGAAAAAAGCCTGTCAGAGCGAGCACCCCCAGAAGCGATGATTGACGCATTGAGGAATATCGAAGATGGCAATGGGGTGTGCGAGATGTGCTGTTGCTCACAACCCCGCAACAAACTGAGAACGGTATGGATTGGTCAGGGCAACGAGGAAGAAGGTCTTGAGGTCTGCCAATACTGCGAAGTCAAAGGAGGCAAGTGATGATCGTCATTGATACCTACATCGTCAGTTCCACTGACCAACACTTTCAAAGCCCAAACCATATGCGGTTTGGCTTGTTCTACAAACCAACGCCAAGCACACCTAAGGAAACCCGCATCCAGCTTGGCCCATGGAGGGGCTACCGTACCAGAGCAGAAGCACAGACTTCTCTCGTTAACTTTCGACGTCGCATTGATAATGGCTGGCGGCCAAAACAAACAGGAGGTGAGTGATGATTATCTATGTACTGGACGACGGAGAGACCTGGACACTAAGCGAGCCGACCGCTGTGGCAATCACGCCCGAGCAACTGACCCGCATCGAAGGCGGGGAGAAGTTCTACCACGTCGTGCCTGACTGGGACGAAAGCACTGCGAGCCAGGACATCGTCAGGGCTCAGAACGAGGCTGATGACTTCTTCGTCAACGTCGGCATCGCTGCACGGGAAGCACTGAAAGCCAAAGGAGGTGAGTGATGGGCTGGGACAATGCAATGTGGGCGCAGGGTCGAGAGACCTGCGGAGAGTGTGGAGATCGATTCCACCGGTCAGGGACAGAGGAGTGCGCGTGTCGTGAGTGTGAGGGTGGGGGCTGCGATGCCGTGGTCAACACCAAGGAAGCAACCATGTGTACTGACTGTGAAGACAGAGGAGGTGAGTGATGGACTTCAGTGACGAGCGGTTTCACCGCAAGAAAGTGCCGTGGCGGACTCTCGTAAAAGAGGGCGTTGACCCTCGCGTGGTCATGCTTCACGCACAGCGCCAAGGCTTGTACAAGCTGGCCGAAAGCGCAAGGTCCAGGGTCAGCAATGAGAGAAGGAAGGCCGAGGGAGGTAACGGTTGAAATACACAGACGATATTTGGGACGCCATCCTGCTGATAACAGTCGCGTTCACCACACTACTGTTTGTCGAGTGGATGCTGTACTATCCTGAACCCGTGATGTCATACTTGACGAACTGAGGGAAACAGGTTAATCGCCTATTCCGCTGAGAGCAAAACAAACACAATGGAGCAGAAATGAGCAAAGAGCCAAAGCAAAGAAGGCAGAGATCCAGCAACATTAACAGAAGCATTGACTGGACGGAGTTCATCAAGGCATGGCAGTCATCTTCATCATGCAGCGAGGTGGTGAACAAGTTGGGCAGACCTGACACCCAGACTGAGCGAACATATGTATCAGTAAAGGCTGGGTACGCAAGGAAGCGCGGAGTTGCGCTCAAGAAGTTTGTTCGGACCAAGCACGGTAATGACTGGGCCAAGCTGGCCAAGTTGGCCGATGAGCTTGGGGCGGGATGAGCAGTGTTCACCCAAGACGCGGCTTTCAACTTTGAGATGAAGAAGTTCATACTGGTCTGGGTTCAACTGGTTCCAGACTTCGCAATCTTCTGGTACGCCATCGCGGCGACCAAGAGCCCCTACCAAATCTACTACAACAAGGACATCAACCATGGATGAGAACTTCTGCGCAAGGTGCCACTGCAACCCCATCGATGAGCCCCTGACATTGCTAACGCAATGCATCACTAACCTTGAGGTGGCTCGAAACGCGCTCATTGACATCGATGAGGAGAAGAGCTTTGACATGAAGCTTATGATCGCGACCCACTCGCTCAAGAGCATTATCAGATCGATTGAGGGCGGAGCCCTTGTCTCCTGGGATACGTGGCGCGAGGATATCGAATCAGCAAAAGCGAACCTGGGAATCTAAAAATACCATAACATCATACCGGGCACACCTTGACACTTGTTGTGTGTCCGGATACTTTAACCAAACAGCAGAAGCTGTGGAGCGGAAATGAAAGACTTAAAGTCAAAGATAAATGAAGCCGACGGGTCATACAAGGTCTTCCTTGCAATCAAAGGAGACCCAAAGCTTGAGGGGAGGTTCCACTGCACCAAAAGGGGGACGCTGTACTTTAACGGCAAGGTGATGAATGACCCTGACTTTTCAGAGATTTCTGTGTACCTTGCCAAAGAGTGGAGGGTCGCAGTCACGAACGAAGACTTAAGGATGGGGCTGATGGCCTGCGCAAAGGCTATCGACCCAACAGTCATCTACGGCGTAGATGTAAGCGAAGACTTCAAGAAGGGAGTGGTCGCATGGCTTGATGATCATCCCCCGTCGTCACATAGGTACGACATCACCACCGAAGCAGTATCTGCTGCGGTAGACCCAGACGGGTACAAACACCAGCGGCGGCTGACGGAAATGAGAATCGCCAGAGTCCTTAGAGAGCAGGGACTTCAAAAGGCGCGGGTCTCATACGACGGAGAGCGAAAGATGAGGTGGTTTCCAATCAACCAAGAGTAGAGGAGCAACAAACGTCACAACACACAGGAGGTGAAACATTTCACTCACACAAGCAGAAATGCTCGCAATCAGTAAAGCCTTTGGCTCGAAAGAGTTGGGGCTTGCCAAGATGGCAATCGACAACAGTTCAGAGATGGACGTTAACCTTATGGTCAAGATTGTTGGAAAGCTGAAGCGCGGAGCAAAGCCAAAGCCAGCCAAGGGGACGAGCAGAATCCCTTGGAAGGTAGCAATGGCCCTGTTCGCCAAGCGTGCTGGGTTCACCAAAGAGCAAACCGCTAAGGTTCTCTTGGAGACCCTCACGATGTCGATCGGCCTCGGAAAGGACAAGCAGTCTGAACTTCTCAAGGAGAGCGGCGTCGGTGATGCACTGGCGATGCTGGACCGTGAGGTGTTCTCCAAGCTGCCACCTATTGACAGGGAAGGCAACATCAGTTTCGACACAGAAATCGTTGAGGCTGTTCGCATCCCAATACTGGTGACATCTAATGACACGCTTACCCTTGGGGAAGGGGAAGAAGTGGCCAAGTAGTCACCAGGGGGTCGCCTCTTAGCGGGGAGGCGGCCCCCGTTTTTTATTCACTATGAGCGAAACACGAAAAGCATACGGGCCTGAAGAACGGCTCGACACCTACGAGGTTGTCTACAAGATGACCAATCTGATCGGTGGCCTTAGAAGAGGCCGCCTGTCTGCGACCGCGAGGCTGTACGGAACCAGCCGTTCACGACTCGATTCAATACTCAAACGAACCGCGTCTGCGCCAACACTCGACACACTAATCATCTGGATAGGCCGCCTGTACAGGAAGACGGGCGTCAAGGTGGTCCTAACCATCACTCCAGACATGCGGATCTATTACAGCATTCGCAACGAAAAAGATGAGAAGGTGGATGGTGTAATCATCAAAAATAAAACCGACTTGTAAGCTGGGTTCTACTCAGCTACAGGACAACGCCCACAAGGGATTGATCCCCCTTGTCAACGTGGGCTCCTGATTGAGCCCATCGGGAAACCGGTGGTGCTCTCTCAGGCCCACTCTCAGGAGCCAACCATGTGGATTCAACACGCCAAGAGCGGACCAATCACTCAGATTGCATCCATGCTCGAATACGAACGAGGTAGCGGACAATCACTCCGGCCGTGCCCAAGCTGCGGAATGATTGAGCGGGGATCGCGAGACAGGAAGCGAGGACCTGTTGGTTTTTCTCGAACAGAGGTGTCCTGGAAATGCCACAAGTGTGGAGCCAAGGGAGACGTAGTTGACTTTGTTGCCTTTCACTTCTTTCAAAGATCGCTCAAGCTTTTATCGAAACCGGAGCAGTCTGTCGTAAGAGATTGGTTTGCGCAACAGGGATTCTGTACTGCTTCGGGTGTTCCGTCTCATGTGCAGCCAGACCCGTCAAAGCGACCCAAGGTCAATGCCCCCACCTTTGATGGGCCAGTCCGACCCCCGCAAGAAGAACTGAACGACCTGTGGGGCAACACGCGAAGCTTCGAGCAAGCAATGGAGGAGGCAACAACGTGGAGCGCTCCGATTTGCGAATGGCTGGTCACAAGAAGGTTTGCTCCGAGAGTGCTGGACCAGACTCAGTGTGTCCGGGTGCTTCCGCCTCCCGTTGACTACAGGTTCCCCGACTGGTTTCCCCATCAGTGGGCGGGAACGTATCGAATCGCTGCTCGATGCTTTGAGCCAGACGGTTCATTCGCAAGCATCCATTGCCGCAGTGTGTCTTACGCGAAAGGCCGTAAGCCCGGCGGAAGCAAGACTCGGTGGCCGGTAGGCTATGAGGCTGCTGGTTTGCTCATGGCTAACAATGCTGCCGTTGAGATGATGAAGGGCAAGGCCGATGACATTCAAGCCTTCCTTATCTGCGAAGGAATCACAGACTTCATGAGGGCATGCGAGCAGGCTTTCCGCGAGTCCTTGAACTTGGCAATCGTTGCCGGAACATCAGGCAGTTACAAAAGTCTTAGTAAGATGAATATCCCCAACAACCTTAAAATCTTTATTGCTACAGATACGGATGATTCTGGAGATGAGTACGCAGCCATAATCTGCGATCAACTCCCGGAGCACAAACTGTACCGCATGCCACTGGAGGCATAACAAATGGCCGACCTTGATGAAGTCCTCGCCGCTGGGGGGACTACGCTGACGCAACTGCTGGAACAAGCTGAGAATGACAACTGTATTCATCAACCGGAATCAGACCCACAAGAGCGAGACATTCCAGAGAATGAAGGCGACACCAACATCACCTCCATGCTCGATCAGTACATGGACCGCAATGGCCAGCCGACTGGAAACATCAAGAAGAACAAGAACAACTTGTACATCATTCTTCGACGTGACCGTAGATGGCGGGACCGCATCTGGCTGAACACCTTTACGAATACCCTGAAGATGGATGACAGAGACTACAAGGACTCTGACGATACAAGGATATCGTTGTGGGTTTCTCGGGCATACGGACTTGAGTTTTCGGAGAACTACGTCAGCCACGTGGTGCAATTGATTGGTGAGGAGCGGTCACGCAACCCCCTCATTGAGTGGCTGGACACAATGCAGTGGGATGGAGTCCCTCGCATCGACCGCTGGATCACAGAGGCCACCGACTGTGAAGACAATGAACTCAATCGAAAGATGGGCGAGAAGTGGATCATACAGGCCATTGCTCGCGCTTACAAGCCAGGCTGCAAGGCAGACTGCGTTCTGATCCTTGCAGGCGCTCAGGGCGCAGGTAAGAGCACTCTGTTCCGCAAGCTTGCAACGGACGAGTATTTCGCGGACACCCCGCTCGACATCGGCTCCGCCAACTCGTACAGCCAGATCGCGCGCGCTTGGATTTACGAAGTTGCCGAGTTGGACTCCGTTCGCAGGTCCGCCAACAGCGCGACGAAGGCCTTCCTTAGCGCCCAGGAGGACACGTACCGTGCAGCGTACGGTCGCCACGCAAAGACGGTAAAGCGGCATGTGGTATTTGCCGGAACGACAAACGAGTCACAGTTCATCAACGACATGACGGGCTCACGTCGCTACTGGCCCATTAGGTGCAATGAGGTTGATCTCGACTACGCAGAGGTGAACCGAGAACAACTTTGGGCGGAAGCGATTGTAGCATTCAATGCAGGGGACACCTGGTGGCTGGATAGAGAAATGGACCAAACACGACACGATGCGAGCCATATTTTCCGACAAGATGACCCATGGACCGCTCCTATAGCGTCCTATCTGGTCACCCAGGTTGGGTATGTGACCAGCCAAATGATCATGGAAGATGGGCTCAAGATTGAAAGAGCAAGAATGAGTAGGCGAGACGAGATGAGAGTATCAGATATACTTACCGAACTTGGGTATGAGAAACGCAGGATGAGAGTTGCGGGTACCCGAAAATATGTATGGACAAAGTTAGAGATGTTTGAGTTGAACGCTGTAGACAAGGAAGCATAATGAGTGAAGAGATTGCAGTAATAGGGGGAGGAGTTTTTCTACCTCCCGGACATTTTAGTGAAAAGCATATTTTGAAACGATTTCAACTGCACAACCCAGAATACAAGATGGCCTTAGGGATGCGCCAGAAGGGCAAGTTCGTGCCAGTGCCCAACCAATACATCAACGCCTGCCACAAGATTCCGTTCGACCATCCCTGGGGTGGTGGGATTGCTATCCCAAGGCGAGGCGCATTTAAGCTATTGAACATGTCAGGGTCCCATGATCGCACCACAGCGCCAGAAGCGGATCCGGTTCAGGTAGCCAAGGGCTTTGAGTTGCGGGACTACCAGCGAGAGGCGCTCAAGAACTGGCATGAGAACGCTAATGGAGAGGGCGTCATTGTCGCGCCCTGTGGATCAGGGAAGACGGCAATGGGCCTTACTGCTGTGACTATGCGGAACACCAAGGCCCTCATCCTTGTTCACACCAATGATTTAGCTGTACAGTGGATGAATCGGTGCAAGTCGATGCTTGATACGGAGGCTACTCAATATGGCGCGGGCAAGAAGGATGACTCGGGACGGATTGTCGTCGCGACTTTCCAGACTCTTGAACGAATGTCATTTACGGAGCGGTACGCTTTCGGGCAGCAGTTCGGACTTTGTATCGTTGATGAAGCACACCACGTTCCAGCGCATACGTTTTGCTCAGTCATGTTCTGCATGCCTGCCCGGTACCGTCTCGGATTGACGGCAACGCCAGATAGGCCAGACGGGCTAACCAAGATGCTGTGGTGGCATTTAGGCGAGGCCGTGTATCACATAACCAACTCGCAACTGGCGCGGTCGGGTCACGTTATTCCACCGAAGATCGAGTGGCTATTTACGGATTTCATCGGGACTGAGAAGCAAATTGATTGGTCAAAGTTGATTACAACGATGACCAAAGACGACGGACGTAACGATGTGATCTTAAACCGTGTCCTGTCCGCGTGTGAAGAGGGTCGGCAAATTCTTATTCTTTCAGATCGGGTTGACCACTGTATATGGATTGCTGATACACTCCGATCACATTCGATTGCTGCTGAGCCGTTGGTTGGCAAGATGACAAAAAAGCAGCGTGCGGAGGTTCTTGAGCGTGCAGACAAAAGGGAAATACAAGTGGTTTGCGCGACAACTGTTGCGGACGAAGGGCTCGATCTACCGTCGCTCGACACCGTTGTACTCACTACTCCGACGAAAGCTCTCGGACGGATTCAGCAACGAATTGGAAGAGTCATGCGGCCCCACCCTAAGAAAAAGCATCCAATCGTTATTGACTGCGTCGATGACATTGGATCAATGCGGGGATTGGCTCGGAAAAGAAACCGACTCTACACCCGAATCGGGTGCCAGTAATATGCTTTCTGTAATTAAAAAGCTCCCTGTCGGATGGTCCTTGATTGAGGATGGTGACGCGTGGAAGGTGTTTGATGATGAGGGGGAGTTGGTTTGCAGGGCAAAGAATACCTACCACCTCCATCGAATGCTAAATACTGAGTTTGCTTTGGCGCAACAGTTCGCGGTCTTTATGTACGCAACACGCCAAGCCAATCCCGCCGAAGCGTGACGGCTACCTTCTTCTCAACCCAACCCAATCACGGACAGACACTTGATGGTTTGTGATGTCCTCAACGGCAATCGCAAGCATTAGTGATGGGCACGACCGACCAGACTCAAGGTCTCTCAAGTACGATATCGACAGGCTCAGGCCACGATCAGACAAGTCGCCATTGATCCACATGCAGAAAGCATGTCGAGTGTTGTACTTAGGCCGAGACTCTCTATAGCTGCGAATGTCCACCGAGACCTCCCCGGACATTTTCTGTCCGATTTGTTTTTTTGAATAGGTTAAAGTGATGGTATTGACATCACTAACTAGCACACTTACCATACACAAGCAGACTAAGCGGGACAAAATGAAAACTGAAACTCCAACAATTGGAAGCAGCAGCGTCGGGGCAATCCTTGGGATGTCACCGTGGAGTAGCCCGTGGGATGTATGGGCAAGAATGCACGGCCTCACGAAAGGCTGGTCAACTGCAGCCACCGCGAGAGGTCACATACTCGAACCAGCGATCGGTGCCCACTATGCACACCTCAATAAGGTTGATATCAAAAAGGGACCGGAGTACGAGGCCGACCCAATCATAGGCCCAGAGGAGTGGATGCACGCTCGGCCAGACTTTTTCGTGACATCCGATAAAGCAAAGTGGCTGCTTGAGATCAAATCAACTCGCAAGTTTGATCATAAGTGGGGCCTATCAGGAAGCAATGGCGTGCCACCGTACTACGCTGCTCAATGCGTGTGGCAGATGGCTGTTACTAATGACGATCGGTGCGATCTCGCAGCCTTCGCTACTCTATCGGATGAGTACAGGTCCTTTCACATTTATCGAGACAAGGCCTTAGAGTCTAAGATCGTGGACTATGTCGGAGAATGGTACGACAAGCACATACGAAAAGGCACGCCACCCGATGTGGACGGGTCCACAGGATGCTCCCAGTCATTGGCCAAAATGTTTAAGCAGGAGTCCAAGACATTCATTGAGCCATCTGAAGACCATATCGAGTTGGCAGTCACCTTAAAGAGCCTAAAGGGGCAGTTGGCTCAGATAAGCGAAGAAAAAAGACACATAGAAAATCAGATCAAAGAGCAGATAGGGACCGCATACGGCATCGCTGGTGTGGCTACGTGGTCGCAGAGCAAGCCACGAACTACGTTTGATCGGTCATCATTTGAAGCTGACCACCCAGAACTCGCCAAGAAATATTTAATCAAAGGCGATACAACGCGAACATTCAGGTTCAACTACACAGGAGAAAAGAAATGAGCAACGCACTACATCCGGCACATCAATTTAGAAATGTTGTGGAATCCAAGGCATCCGACTTCCTTCAGGCCATGGCCGGAACAGAGGCTGGATCAAAAGCAGCAGGTCGAGTTGCGCTCGCCTTTCGTCAGGCAGCGCAAACAAATGACCGGCTCTATAGCTGTGATCCCGTATCAGTGGCCCAGGCAGTAGCGCTGTCGGCCATGACCGGACTCATGCCGGGAGGCCCACTACCAGACGTATACCTGCTTCCCAGGGGCAAGAGCCTACAGTGGCAAGTATCACACAGAGGATTCGCTAAGCTGGCTGCCCGGAACGGAGTAAGGCTGCGAACCAAGGCCGTGTTTGAGAGTGACAGCTTCCATGTGATTGAAGGAACAGAGCCCAGCTTGGAGCACGTGCCAGACCTTAGCGCACAGCAGTCATGGGAAACACTTACTGCCGTATATGTTGTTGCCCACTATGGCGATGGCACCAAAGACTTTGTCGTCATTCGAAAGGCAGACATTGAAAAGAGGCGCGCAAACTCGGACGCCTATAAGCGAAACAAGAACCAGTCTCCCTGGGGCCAGTGGCCGATCGAGATGGCGCTTAAGACGGGGCTTAGGTACGCATTTGCGCGCGGCATCGTTGCCATGGACGACACAACCTCCAGCGCGTATGATCACGATGGAAAGCAAGACGCTCCAGACGAAGACCTTAAGGTCGTTCAGATGAGTGATGTTCCTGAGATGGACTCCATGAATCTTCTCACCGAGCAACTTGATGAGCTTGTAGACGTTAAAGAAAAAGAAGAATCACTACTCAAGGATTAGGATATCTAAATGGCTCGCGACTACAAAAAGGAATACCGGGAATACCATAGTAAACCTAAACAAAAGAAACGACGGGCCGAGCGCAATGCTGCTCGTCGTATCATGGAGTTGGTCGGACGAGTAAAGAAGGGTGACGGAAAAGACGTTCACCACAAAGATGGAAACACAAAAAACAACTCGCGCAAAAATTTGAAAGTAGAAAGCGCATCCAAAAATAGATCACGAAAGTGAGCCAGGAGTTTGAGAATGAGCCTCTTTGATGAAGCAGAAAAAGCCCGCAACCCATTTGGTACTCGAATGGAAACGGCTAGTAAAAACAACACAGTATCGTATATCAATCAAACCTCAGTCTTCCTGCGTGTACTGGGCGAGATTGTAGACTCAAAGAAGATCCCCAAGGCCAAGGCCAAGCAGTACGCATCACACCGAACCCGGCTGGGAGACTGCCATTGGGGCCTTCATCTCCTACAAGGAAAGGTTAGCGAACATGCGTGGCCTCGCATCGTTGAGAGCGCCATAAATGGAATGCTTAAGACGATCAAGAACAGCCAGCCGAATGGAAGCTGGGAGGTCATGGACCACGACGTGAAGATCGAAAAAGACGAGCACAACATCGAACAAATCTTTTTTGTTGTTAAGTTTGTTGATGTTGAAAATGCTGCGGACCTTTCGTACCAAAACGGAGTTCCTGTAACCACTACGGTTAACGTCTCAAGTGCGCCGATTCCTGAGGAAATGATCGAAGCGTTGTCCTCTAAGAATACTGACGACAGCGAGCTTAAAGACATGATTAAGGCGCTAGTTGGCGCACTATCGTCAAACGCAACAACTCAGGCTTCTGTGCAAGCGGAGCCCTCAAAGGCCGCGCCAACTGCAGATCCTGAGCCAGTAGTGTTCAACGACTAAAGACGATGCCGCTGTACCAATTCATATGTGAAGACTGCGGCGCAAAGAAAGAAGTGCTGCAAGCATTTGGGGACCCAAGCCCCACTTGCTTGTCGTGCTCTTCTGATATGACTCGTAAGATATGCGCCACTAACTTCAGCCTTAAGGGCGATGGTTGGGCGAGAGATAACTACGGCTTGAAAAAGAAGTAGTGGGGTGAGGCGCCACTGGTAGGTGCATCGGGTTGTTACCCCGAAGGTTGTTGGTTCAAGTCCAACCGCCCCAGTTTTTAATTTTTGTGGTTCGCCGGGTCATCCAGATGCTCCAAAACCTGGCACTTTATTTAGGAAGGGTAATGATAAAACTCGCGATGAT